CGGTCGCCTTCGCGGTGGTCGTGTTCGGCGTGCCTGCGCCTGAGTCAGTCGTCACGGAGTACGGCGCAGTCGCGTAGGTCGGCTTGGCAGTTGAGTCCACAAGGGCGTAGTTCAGCGTGCCGTCAAGTCCGATGAAGTAGCGGCGCTCTTTGGCGTCGCCGCCGAAGGTCTCAACGACGCTATCAAGCGCCGAGCGAAGGCTCGTGCTTGGGAACTGAATTGCCTCTTGGTTGATGTAGACCGTGCCGCCGACGATGTTGGTAGTGCTGGCTGTGCTGAAGGTGCGCTGAAGCGCGTAGTCGGTCGTGTGGAAGGCGTTCGTCGTGGCGAGCAACTGCTCAACCGTTGCGTCCTCTGTGAGTCCACCAGCCAGCGTCACGAGCAACTGCCCACCAGCGTTGGCGTCAGAGACATAGCCAATGCTCTTGATGTCGCCGTAGCCGGTGAATGTTCCCCACGTTCCCTGATACGGCGTTGGAAACACCACGGTGATGCTGTTGTCTCCAGTCTTGATTACGCGGTCGCCGCTGTAGGTGCCACGCAGGAAGGAGATCATTTGGCTGTTGTTGCTGAACCCGCTGATCCCGTTCGGTGGTCCGAGCGTCACGGTGTCTCCATCGAGCAGGTTGAGGTTGGCGTAGCGGCCAGTCACACTGAGTCGGTCGTTGGCAAGACCCACACGAGCGTATGACGCCTGTGTGGTCTGCGCGCCTGTGCTAGTCGCCACCGTGTCATAGGTGATCGTCTTGGTGGTCGGAGTTGCCTTGACGCGCTGGATGCCTGTGTATCCACCAGCCGAGCCGCCGAGCATTACGCCGCCCACCTTGATGGGCTGCCCAACGACAAAGCCGTGGTCCTGACCGAAGGTGACCGTCGCCACGCTGCCGCTCACGGTGAACTTAGTGCCAGCAACGGTGCGGCTGGCACCTGGCTTGCCGAAGACTCCCACGCGGTCGAGCAGATAGTTTGCATCACCCAGCGTCACATCAGTGATGGTTCCCTGACCTGAGCCTGTGAGCTGCGAGGAGAGGGATGCCAGCACGCCCAAGAACCGCACATCGGCTGTGGCTGGCGTTGAGCCAGTGTCCTTCTGGCAGAGACGCACGCGGGTGTTGTCTGGGATCTTGAGATACCACGGACCGAGGGTTGGCGTGTTCTCTTGCATTACGGCGAACGACATTGACGATCCTGTGCCGTCGCCATTGGCTGAGAGGTTCAGCGACTCAAGCGGCACGACAGGCGCCTGCTGGCGTGCTGTCCCAGCCGTGTAGTTGATTGGCGGGTTGAGGAAGTCTGCGGCGATCCACGCCGAGCCGACAGAGGCAGTACCGGCAGAGCCTGCGGCTGTGTAGGTGAAGGCGCTGCCGCTCGTGACCGTGACCTGATAGACGCCCACCATCGAGGTGCCAGCCGCAGTGGTCGTATCACCGACCTGAACATAGGCGCCTGTGCTGAGGCCGTGTTCGCTGCTCGTCGTGATCGTCACGGTGGACGAGACGCGGATCGCTGACGCTACGGTCGCAAGGTCAAGCCAGAGTTGGAACGGCGCGGTCGCCATTTATGGGTAGCGGCCAGTGTTCCTTGACCCATTGGTCGTGGTCACATAGCCTCCCAGATAGCCGCTCGTGCTTTGCGCCACGATTGAGCCGTCAAGGTAAAGATTCGTGTTGGTGGTCAGCGTCGTGCTGGTGTTGCCGCCACGGTTCATTGGATTGACATAGGAGCCGCCGTCATAGCCTGCGCCTTCTGCTGCTTTGTTGAGCGCCTTCTTTGATGTCTCCCCCGCGCCCACGCCGATGATCTTCAGCCCAGCGACGATGGCGTCAATGACGAACTTGATCGCCTCCAGCGCCAACTTGAGCGGCGCTAGCGCAAGCGTCAGGATGTTGATTGAGCCTTCGCCGCTATCAAAGATGGCAAACAGTTCGCCTACTGAGTCCACGAGTGGTCGGACATAGTTGTCTACGAGGTCGCTCACGACTGGTCCGAGGTCAGCCATCAGGCTCTCAAAGGCTGGCAGTGCCTTCTCAGTCAGGAAGGCAAGCGCCTCGTTCACCATTGGCAGCAACTTAGAACCAAAGGACTCAATGGCTTCGTTGAATCGAATCTGAGCTGCGGCGAACTTACCGCTCGTGCTATTGGCGACTTCCTCAGCCACGCCCAGATACTTCTCGTCGGCAAGTCGCAGGATGTCCTTGAGTTTCGCGCCCTTCTCTACCTCGATGCCAAGTGCCAGCAATCCTCGCGTGCTGCCCTGTGCGCCCTTGCCGAGCGCCATCATCACGCTGGCGAGGTCCTTGCCGGTTGCGGCAGAGATGTTGGCGGCAACTGCGTTTGCCTTGAGGAGATTGTTCTGATTCTTGAAGAAGCGTGAGCCAGTCTCTAGCCCCGCGCGCACCTCATCGTCGGTGAAGCCGAGGCGAGCCATCGCCTTGATTTGTTCATCAACCTTTGGCGTGAGCTTGTCCATCTCAAAGCCACGCGCCTTGAGTGCGGCGGTGAGCCGGATAGTGGCTTTCTCATCCTCCGCTGCGGCCATAATCGCGCTTGCTGCGAAGGCAACGATTGCTGCTCCTGCTGCCAGCGCAGCTGCGCCGATCGCCTTGAACGCAGTCCCAGCCGCGCCCTTCAGCCTACCCATCGCCTTGCCAACACTGCCGAGCGGCTTGGTGGCGGCGTCCTTCGCCGCGATGACGAAGTTCGCTGAACGGTCAGATCCAAATGCCATTGGTCACCTTCTCTTGAATCGCAGGATGGTGTTCTTGAACGCTTCGTTGTTGAAGAATGATTCTACCGTCTTTGCCATCGCTTCCATCGCACGAGCCTGATAGGTTGAGTTTCCGGAGACGCGCGTCACGAATGGATTGGCAGGCACCGCCTTCACAGCCTTCGGGCCGCTCTTAGTTTGCCGCACTCCACTAATACCACTCGTGACGAACCAGCGATACCACGCGCCGCCGTTGGCTCCTGCCCGATTACGACCGGCACGCGGTCCGACCACAGCTGCTGGCGTGCCGAAGCGCGCGCGGCGTGCGGTGACGGCCTTGCGAAGTCGCCCAGGGCTCTGCGTCGTCCTGCCGATTGGCGCCTCGGCGCGCATTGGATTGACCATCGTGCGAGTGGCGTTCAGGGTGGCGATGCTGAGTAGGCGCTTGTAGGCAGATGGGTTTGATCCCTCCAGGAAGCCGAGGCGCAGCGCCTCATAGTTGGCATCCACGCTGAAGGAGATCGTCAAACGGTCTTGCGAACTAGCGGCCACGGCTCATCGGCTCCTTTGGCTGTAGGTCTGACATCAGTTGCGCGGTGCGCTGGAAGTCGCCAGCATCCCACTCAAGCACTTCGTGCGGCGCGATGCCGAACTCTTTGCCGATCAAGTGTGCCACGAGTAGCGGGTGAGGCGAGATGGAACGACCTGCCGCCAGCCTCTGTGCGTCAAGCCTCAGCGAGGGGGGAGTGCTGCTACCGCGTCGCTCCACTTGCTGATGCAGTCCGTCAGTGCATCCATCGGCGCGTCAAGCACGGTTGCGGCTGGCTCGCCAGTCTCGTCAAGGAAGTTGTGCGTCACGATCAGGCGTTCAACTGCCTTCATCGCGCGCTCCACATTTCCACTCTGTAGCTCAATGAAGACTCGTGCAGGGACTCCCTCGGCGCGCATCGTCGCCGTCCAGCCCTCAAAGGGTGCAGTGAGGTTTACTTCAACGGTGCGAAAGTCAGGCTTGCTCTGTGCCATTTGCTCCTCCTACTCTTGCTAACTTATGGCAGGGCTGCGAGGTCGCTCCCTACAATGATCCTGAGGCTCTTCGTGCTGGTCGGGTCATAGACCAGCGTGCCAGTCACTGCCATCGTCGTGAGGCCGTCTTCGGCGCCAGCCATTTGCTGCACATCGGTCGGCACGATCATCGTCATAATGTTTGCCGTCGTGGTTCCGTTTGTCCAGGCAAGACGCACGCCGATTGGCGTGGCTGCCTTGTAAGCGTCGTACCAAAGGCTCACGGCTGAAGCTGTGCTGCTCACGGTCATCGTCAGCGTGCCAGTGAACGGTGCTGACTCAGCGTGCGTGCTGAAGGTTGTCGTGCCAGCGAGATACGCCTGGCGCATCAACCCTGCGTTGAACTCCAGCGAGAAGTCCAGCAAGTAGTTGTAGGCCGTCCCCGACGCGGTGCCTGGGAACACGGTGCCGCTCTGGAACGCCGTCCAAAGTCGCCCCGCCATAAAGGATGAAGTTGGCGTGGTCTCTGCAAGCGTCGCGCTGTTCTTTGAGATCTCCTGAGCGAATAGCGAGGCGCTCAGGTTGGTCAGGCCGCTTCGATCAGCGGCGATGGTGATGGACTCAGCCAAGCAATAGTCGGCTGCATATGCCTGAACGCCGTCTGTGGCGATCAGGGTGTACGACTTTGGGTTGTTGCTCGCGGTCATTGACCAGTCGTAGTCCCAGATGTATGGCGTCGCTGTGCCGGCAGGCGTTGCCGTGCCAAGCATTGAGAGCCAGATTGGAAACTCGCCAACGCTCAACGCAGGAACCGTGAGGCTCAGGGTTGGCTCAACGGAGACGATCGTGCCAGTGGTTCCGATGAGCGGGTTGCGGAGTGCAACGGATCGCTCGGCGCCAAGTTCAATCGTGGTGCCTTCGGAGATGATGCCAGTTGGAGCAACGAGCAGCTTGCGGCCACCAGATGTCAGCGTTGGGATCGTGCCTGGAGTTGCTTCCTTGAAAGCGACAACCTTGCTTAGGAGCGAGACCCCTGATTGAGCGGCTGGCATTTAGTTCTCCTTGTCTTCTGCCGCAGTGCGGCGTGGGGTTGATTCTACGCTGAAGTGTTGATTGCTTCTACGACTGCCACCTCTACTGTGGCAGAGATTGTCAGGTAGTCCTGATCTGCCCAAGTGTCAGTGCCGATTGCCGTTGAGGTCACGCTCGCCTGCGCCACGGTGTCCGCTCCATTGAGTGTCACGCCGTCAATAAGGCTGTCTCGCAGCCAGGTGCGCCACGCCATCAGGTCGGCGTACTTGCGGCCGAGGTCAGCCTGTGGCTGGATGTAGACGGTGGCGTTGATGGTGAGCACGACCTGGCGATTGCTCGCGCCGTAGCTGATCGAGTCGTCGCCTGGAATCAGCACGACGGCTGGGACCACGGCGAGATTGTCTGGCGGGAAGGTGTGGACTTGGCGCAGCGAGTAGCCGCTTGGTGGGTTCGCCTCGCGGAGATGCTTGGCAAGTGCCGCGATGACGGTTGCGTCGTTCACTCTGCCTCCGGCTCTGGCTCAGGGTATCGCTCGTTCTTGCCAATAATCTCGCCCGTGTCGGCGTCTCGCACAATCTCCACGAGCATACCAGTCACCTCGTCTAGCACCGCTGGCTCAGTGATTACTGCCATCAGGACACCTCAGCGTATTCTGCGCGCGTTGTAGCCAGCGTTCCCGTTGATGATGCAGGCAAGTCAGTTTGACCTGTCTGCGTGTAGGTCTGGCCGCCTGTCGCAACGTTTGCCGCTGTGTTCGTCCGTGAACTAGCAGCCAGGGTGGTTGGCATCGTCGTTCCAACCGCAATAAATGAGATGAAGTATTCGCTGCCTGCCGTCATTGAATACGTTGCTGGGTAGCCACCAGCCGTATCAAGTGCGCGTGTGTATTTGGTGTTTGCTGTATTGAAAAGCGTGGTGTCTGAAGCGGTACGCGCAACGAGCGTAAAAGTTGTTCCGCTGCGCGTATATATTCCGAATCGGCATAGCGTGAGTCCCGACGAAGGAGTTGAGAAAGAAACAAATGTCAGATTGCTCACGGTGAAATCTTTGTGCGGCACGAGTCGTGTATGCACGACAACGCCAGAGGTGTTTGTTTGATTTGTCGTCAGCACAAAGCGAGGAGCACTTGCAATAACGCCAGAGTTTCCGAATGTATAAACCTCCCAGCCGGCAAGCATCACCGCAAGGTTTGCCAAGTCATACGCGCTCTTGACGCTGTTTGGTGTAGCCGCTGTTGTTGTGCTGGTGCTGCTTGTTGAGTTTGTGAGTTGCACTGCGCCAACGGTTGCGGTCCCCGCGTTTGCGATTGAGATGACTGGCGCGGTGCCGCCGCTCGATGAGATTGCGCCGGTGCCTGCGACTGAGGTGACGCCGCCTCCAGATGGCGTGACCCACTGCGTGTTGTAATTTGTGCTGTCAATCTTGGCGAGGACTTGCCCTGCCGTTCCACCAACCACAACGCCAGCGCCAGTGGCTCCAGTTGCGCCTGTGGCGCCTGTGGCTCCGGTGGCGCCTGTCGCACCGGCGGTACCAGCTGCGCCTGTTGCTCCTTGCGCTCCTTGCGGGATCGTGAAGTTGAAGGTGCCAGCGGTTGAGGAGCCAGAGTTGGTGACCGATGCAGTCCCACCAGGTGCGCCTGTGGTTGTGGTCCCTACGGCAACGCTGACCACAGTTGCGCCCTGAGGACCAGTCGATGCAACGGAGACAGTCTGC